GGAGGGGATCAGACGCCGACGCGGCGATAAGGCGCGACCAGCGCGGAAACGCCCATCGGGATCTCGGCCGGAATGCTGCCGAGGCTCACGGACTCGCGGTTCTCATACCAGTTGGCCGCCAGAAGCATGATGGCGACCTTGAGCGGAGCCGGCACGGCGTCGGCCGCGGTGCCGGCGATGAAGTTGACGCTGACGGCATCTGGGCGCGTGTAGCTCGACGGCCAGGACTGGTCGGGCTTGAGGCCAACATAGGTGCCAAGCGCGTCGGTGAACTTGTCATAGACGGACGTGGCAAGCGTCTGCTGCACATTCGAGCCATCGTAATAGGTGACGCCGGAAACGCTCGCCACCGGTCCGACCGGCAGGCGCAAGCAATGGCTGAAGCCGTCGAAATCCTGCCGCCAGGTCTGGGTCATCAGCGCCCGTCCGGTGATGCCGGCATAGCCGTCGAGATATGCTGTCGCCGCGTCGATATAAGCCTGGATAAGGGTGTCCTCGTCCGTGCCGTCGACATGAAGGTGCAGCTTCATGTCGGCCAGCGCGACCGGCGAGGCGGCAGGATCGACGGTGCGGACGGGCGCGAGCATGGCGGCTCCTGAGCGGACGGGAATTCAGGGGCGGCCGTGTGACGGCCGCCCCTCGCAAAGCGTGCTTACGCGGGCGGATTGGCCGCCGGAGCACGCAGCGGCTGCAGGATCCATTCGGCGGTGACGAAGATGTTGCCGGAATCGTTGCCCGACGGCGTGATCGTGGCGCGCAAATAGCGCTTGATGCCGACGTAGCCGATCTTGCGCAGCTCGTTGTCGTCGTCGAACTGGAAGCCGGCCAGCGCCTCGGTGCCGTTGAGGTAGGCGTCGTCCACAGCCGCAAAGCTCGAATTGTCGTCGGAGTCCTCGATCAGCACGGCGAAGGTGGCATTGGCATCGGTGTTGGCGCCGATGTTTATTGCCAGCATGCAGCCGTCATAGCCCTTGAGATCGGCAACGGAAGAAACGATGGCGGTGTTGTCGGTGCGGGCCGCCTGCGGCGAGATCGCGCGCTTGAGGTCGAGCCCATTCGTGATGTCACGCATGAGAGCGTTCCTTTCAGGTCAGGATAGGGTGAGGGGGAAGGGCCGGCGCCCCAAGGGCGCCGCCTTTTCAGCGAGCCTGGTTCAGGCGGTGCCGAACTTGAGGAACTTCATGGCCTCGTAATTGACCACGCCACCGCCGGTACGCTTGGTGGTGTAGAACTTGATGTACGGCTTGGCGGTGAAGGGGTCTCGCAGCACACGAATGCCCTGACGGTCGACGATCTGATAGTGCTCCTTCATGTTGCCGAAGGCGAGCGAGTAGCTGTTCGACGCCTTGGCCGGCATGTCTTCCATGCGCGCGACCGGATAGCCCATGATGGTCTCGGGCTGGCCGGCGATAAAGGAAGGCTGCCAGAGATAGTTGTTCTGGCCGTCCTTGAACTTGCGGATGTCGGTGATGACCGAGCGACGGGTGAACCATGCAGCGCCCGTCAGATACTCGTTCTTCAGCGTGCCCATGACGTCGTAAAGCTTGTCGCCCTTTGCCGAGGCGGCGAAGTCGCCGTCGACGCCGGTTGCGACATAGCCGATCTGGCCCCAGGTGACGCCGGAGCCGCTGTCGGCGGCGAAGGTGTAACCGGCGGCGAAGCCAAGGATCTTGTTGGCGGCGCCAGTGACGAATTCGGCATTCTCGAAGCGGGAGAACTTGTCGGCGACCTTGCCGGACAACCACGCTTCGATGTCGACGGCGGCGTCGTCGAGCAGCTGCTGGGTCGCCTTCGGCTCGGTGTCGATCCAGAACACCGGGATCTTCCATTTGCCGACCTGCGGCGTGGTGGTGTTTCCGGAGGTGGCATGCTCGCCTGCATAGCCGGCGCCGGCCTCGCCGGTATCCTCGATGCCTTCCAGCGCATCGGTCGAGATGACCTGGATCGACGCATACTGCCGCATCGGCGAGGTCTCGTAGACCTTCTTGACGATGCGGCCGGTGGTGTCCGGCGTAACGAAATAGCCGCCATCCGGATCCGAGCCGACCGACAGGGTCTTGACCTCTTCCGGCGTCAGCAGGCGATCGTTCTTACGCATGAAGCTGTTGAACGCCGACTTGTAGTCGGCATAGGCCTTTTCATCGAGCTGGACGAACTGCTTCTTCTGGTCGGCCGCCAGGCTCGCCAGCGTGATGTTGAACTCCTTCAACTCCAGCTCGCGCTTGGCCTCGGCCTCGCCGCTAGCCTTGATGCCGTGGCGGTTGATGCGCGCCTCGAGGTCCTCGCGCTCCTTCTTCTCGGCGGCGATCGCAGCCTCGATCGCGGCCTTGGCCTCGACCGCCGTGTCGAGCGACTTCTCGATCTTGCCGAGACGCTCGGCAAGAACGGGGTCGTTCATGCCCTTCTTGATCTCGGCGATCTGCTCCTCGTGAGACTTCTTGAAGGCGTCGAACGCCTCGCCCTGCTTGGTCAGCAGGACTTCGAGATTGTCCATGGTAGACTTCCTTCTATCGTTTGGAGAGCGTTGCGATGTTGCGGCTGATGATGGCCGCGAGACCGGCGCCGTCCTCATCCCGAGGGTCCGAAGCCTTGAAACCGCAGGCCGCGATGGCCTTGGCGGCAGCATGCGAGAAACCGCCTGCATCCCGCAGGAAGTCCTCGAATTCACGAATTGTCCTGATGCCCGCCGACTTGACCTGTGCGACGCGCGCAGCACCGTTGGCAGGCATCTGCACGACGGAGAGCTCGACCAGGTCGATCTTCTTCAGCAGCCGGCGCGGCTCGTCCGGCTTGGTGCCGAGCGTGAACTCCTTAGCGCGGTAGCCGATCGACATGCCGTCGAGCACGCCTTCCTTCATGGCGCCATGGATGATCTTGCCGCGCTCGGTGTCGAGCCCGATCAGCTTACCCTCGACGGCAAGCCCGGTGTCGTCCTCTTCCATCGACGTCCATTTGCCGATAGCCAGGCCATCCATGTCGCCGAGGCCCCAGCCGCCATGCTGGATCAGCATCGGCGGCAGGCGCTTCTGCTTTTTCCAGTCGCGCAGCGTATCCTTGAAGGCGCCTTTCTGGATGACGTCGCCATAGGCGTCGACATTGCCGAACACGGCACCGTAGCCGGAGAAGGTGCCGGCCGCAGCCTCGTCGGCGGCGAACTTCACCTCGAGCGGGGCGAAGAAGAGATCGTGCCTCATGCGGGTTTCTCCGATGGGTTGGCCGGCTTGGAGATCGGTTGCGGCAGCTTGTCGGCTTCTGGGTCGTCGGAACGGTCCATGTCCTCGAAATCGCGCACCTCGTTCTGGGTCAGCCAGCCCTTGGCGTTGCCCGAGCCGAGGCCCTTCTGATAATACTCGCCCTTGTCCTTGGGCGCGGCGCTCATCAGCGCGTTGACGACGAACTTGGTGTAGTAGCCCTGGCTCAGTTCCGCGGGCGACAGCAGGTTGATATTGGCGCTCTGCGAGATGCGGCGATAGAGCGGGTCGAGCGTGTAGGTCTTGTGGGCCTGGAAGAACTCCGAAGCGCTGGCGAAGGTTGGCGATTGGTCGCCGGCATGGCCGACCATGATCGGCCAGACGCGATAAAAGCGGCAGATTTCCTCGATCTCGAACTTGCGCGTCTCGACCACCTGCAGGTCGATCGCCGACAGTAACTTGCTGCGGATATCGGCATCCATGTCGAGGATCATCGGCTTGCCGGCGCGCTCGCCGCCAGGCAGGTGCTTGTCGATCCATGCGGCCAGGAAGGCGAACTTGTCTGGCGTCAGCCTTTCCTTGACGCTGTAGACGGCCGACGTCTGCAATTCGTTCTTCTGGTCTTCGCTCTGGCCGCGTTCCAGCGATAGCGACAGGCCGATGGCGTTGCGCGCCAGCAGCAGCGCGTCCATTCCCATCCACGAGTTCCATGACGGGCCACGCAGGTGCCAGATGGCGTCCGGCGGAAATTCCTGCTCCTGGCCGGTGATGCCGCTCACGAAGTAGCGCAAGCTGTAGTCCGGCTTCTGTACGATGCGTATGCGCGCCGGTTCAATCGGGATGAGCTCGCGGACCTCGCGCGCATTGCCGACCCGGTTGACAAACACATAGGCGTTGAACGTCAGGTCGAGATGGAAACTGATCGTCTCCAGGAATTCGAGACTGGTCTGCCAGGCGTTCGGACGGCGGCTGATGATCAGGTGCAGCGGATGGTCGGCTGCGATCTTCCGGCCGCCGCCCGTTTCCTGGTAGAGGCGGAACGGCACCGAAAGCCCCTCGGCGCGGACCCGGCAACAGGCCAGCACGGTCGAGACGGTGAGCGCGGTCTTCCAGGTGACCGGAATGCCGGCATCCGAAAGCCGCGTGCCGTAGACTTCCTTGAACAGGGCAAGCGAATCGGTGACGCCGGCGTCGCTCTTAGGCTCCAGACCGACGAGGCGGCGGAAAAATCCCATCAGGCTGCTTCCCAGAAAGAGGTGCCGGTGGCTTCCGGATTCCAGCTCATCAGGATCGCCGCGCAGAGCATGGCAACGAAGGGATCGATCTTGGCGCTGCCGGCTGCCTCTTTCGTCGCCATGTCCCCGTTGCCCTTCTTCTCGACCTTCACGTTGCCGACGACCCAGTTCATCAGGTCGAGGCCGGAGTGGCTGATCGTGTCGTCGCTGAGTTTCTGTTCAAGGCCCCAGAGCGCCGGCGACAACGCCGTGCCCTGGCGCAGGCGGTGCAGCATCGGGCCTTCGATCTGCTTCAAGGCGAGCGCGTCGACGAAGGCCGCGATGTTGTTCGGGTCGAATCCTACAGCGTTCTTTTCCGGCAGCAGTCCGGCGTCGCGCAGCTTGGCGGCGATCGCCGCGATCTTCTCGATATACTGGCTCACGCCACAGAAGGTGAGCGAGCCCTCGGCCTCGAAATCCTTGAGCCGCGCCGCGATTTCCTTGCGGACCTCGAGCACCTTCGGATGGGCGAAGGCGTGGCTCCATACCAGCCAGCGGCGTGTCACCTTCTCGCGGCCGATAACGCAGACGCCGAAGAGATCGTCCAGGCCGCCGCCGTCGGCGCCAACCACTGCGACCTCTGAGCGCGCCATCAGAGCGTCCAGAGTCAGCGTCTCGTCGGAGCAGAGCTCCCAATATTCGGCGCCGCGCCATCCCTCGTCGGCGAGGCCGACGCCGATCTCGATGTTGAGATGCTGGCTGGCCCAGATCTGCTCGGTCTCCTTGGTGACCGAGCCGTTGTTTTCATAGTCCTCGACCAGGCGCTGCGGGCTGATCGAGCGGCCGATGTTCGGCAGCAGGTATTTCCAGTGGCGCCGGTCGCGCCAATAGGCATGGTCCTTCTGCAGCTCGGCCGGGAACTCGTAGAGCACCGGCAACATGATCGGGGCGCTGCCGCCCTTGCCGTCGCGGATCCGGCGCGCCTTCTCCAGTTCGGTTTTCCAGATGCCGGCCGGCTGCTCGTCCGACTGGGTGGTGATCATCAGGGTCTGGCCGCCCTGCATGGTGATGCCGCCGCCGCGGATCTGCTGCATGACGGCCGCGGCGCCCTTCTTCTTGCCCAGCTCATGCAGCTCGTCGATGATCGTCAGCACCGGTATTTCGCCGGTGACGATCGAGGTGTCGAAGGTCTTGACGTTCAGCTCGGTGCCGGTCTTCAGGCGGGTGATGCACTTCAGGTGATCCTGCACCTTGAAGATGGCGGCCAGCCGCGGATCGAGCTGGATCATGCCTTGCGCCTGGGTGAAGCAGCGCTCCGAGATGTTCTGGCTCGGCGCCACGATCAGCATCTGGCGGTTCGGCGCTTCCTCCATGAACAGCGCGGTGAGGCCGAGCGCGGCGACATAGGTGGTCTTCGAGTTCTTCTTGGGAACCATGCAGAGGAGTTCCCAGACCAGGCGTTCCCGCGTCTCCGGATCCTCGCTGGCGAGGAAGGCGACGAGGATTTCCCGAAACCACTCGCCGCAGGCCTCGGCGAGCGGCGGGTTGCCGGGGATGTCCGGCAGTTTCAGGCGGTTGAAGAAGGCCAGCGCCCTCGCCGCCCTCTCCTGGTTGAGCGGGACGTCCGCCATCGGCGTCTGCCCGCGCTGGATGCGCTCCCACCAGTCGGGGCAGGCG